GATATTGACAAAGACATCATGGATATTGAAATGATGATTAAAAATTACACGGAAAAGAAATTAAAAAGAAAACCGAATGCAGAAGGCGGACGAGTTTCATATTCAGGAGGCGGCAGAGCAGGTTTACCTGCGATTACGTATGGTACGCCCCAAATGAATATGCAAGGACCTCAAATGCCTGCAGGACCTCAACCAGCAGGCATACCTGGGGGAACGATCGTGGCTCAGAATCAGATGCAACAGAGTCCATGGATGGGACCTCAAATGCAACAGGGAATTGGAGGACAGAGACCACCAATGGGACAGAATCCAATGATGGGACAGAATCCAATGATGGGACAGAGACCACCAATGGGTGGAATGCCGAGACCCATGGCAGCTGAAGGTGGAAGAATCGGTTTTAAGTTAGGGGGCTTTGATAAAGCCCGAAGAGCTTTTTTGAAAATGCTAGCTGGACTTACAGGCGCTGGAATTGCAGGAGCAAGCGGATTACTTAAATTTGGTAAAGCGGCTAAAGTCGTTCCTAAAGTAACCGAAACGATTGTACAATCGAATGCTGCAGGAATGCCAGCGTGGTTTCCCTCATTAGTTAAAAGAGTGATTAAAGAGGGAGAAGATATTAGCAAGAGCGCAGCCACAGTCGAACGTCAAACCGTTCACAAGATTAATCTACCTGAATCAGGAACTCCAGTCCAGGTCACTCGTGACTTGGTTACCGATGATATCATCGTCGATATTGGCGAACAAACCAAACATGGATGGCCAGCGGGAAGACATGGTCAACCAACACAACTCATTTTGAAAAAAGGAGAATGGATTGAACCGACTAAAACTAAAAAAGGAATTAAAACAAAAGACGAATTCTTCGTTGAAGAAGCCGAGTTTACTGGCGGACATCCAGAGAATGTAAAATTTGAAGAATCAGCTATTGAAAAATATGGCGATCATGCTTCTGATTTTACTGAAGTAGAAAAATTTGCCGTAGGTAAAAATGTTGATAAAAAAATTATAGGTAAAAAAGCAGCTCGAGATGACTGGGCTGAAGGAAGAGCCATGGAACAGGCAGAAGATATTGATGATTTCGCATCAGGCGGTCTAGCTCGTATGCTAGGAGAATAATGCCTGATATTATCCAACAACTTTTAGATCTAAAAGAATGGTCGCAGGATTCTGCGCGCTATGAAAGACGAATGAATTTCCGTGCTGGACAACTCGTGCAACCTGGACCAGGGAGACAGGGGTATCAGGGAGAATCTTATACTAAGGATCCAGACTTTATAAAATGGCAAAAAAAGAACCCTCCTGTAGGACCTCATGCATCGGACCAATTTAAAAAATATGAACGCGTGCTAGCTAGAAAAAATAAAATTGTCGGAGTCAAACAGTTATATGAAGCTTTGGGCGCAGATAATCCATACACCTTTGATACTTTAAATAATATTTTTTCAAGAGCAGAGTGGAAAATTACGAAAAACATGTCCAATGTAGAAAAAAACTACATTAAATCAGGGCAAAGAATAAAAAAGATAATTATAGATACTTTAGGAGAGCCTACAACTCTTGGAGAAACTCAAAAAGATTTTAAATATATAAGAGGAGGAACAAAAACATCTCTAGATAAAGTGTGGGATTTAAATGAATCCAAACTTAAACAATTAAATAAAGCGTTAACAAAAAATTATAACATTACTGGTTATAGACCTAGTACCATTAAAACTATCTTTGAGCTTGCAGACAATAAAGAGTTAATGAAGGCTGTCGATGCCTATAAAGGAGGTAAAATATCTGATGACAGTCCAATATTAAAAGCAGTACTTCAAGGAAAAAAAACGGGAGATATTTCTAATGCTTATATGATCTTGGGGGACATTAAAAGAGGTAAAATCCAAATGGAGGGAATTTCTAAGGATTTAAAAAGAGGAAATAGAATTATTAAAACTCTGGGTGGAGATGGCATGAAAGGTCCTTTGGGAGTTGCTTTATTAAAGTGGGCTAAACTTCAAATGGCTAAAGATTTTAATAATCCCAAAGCTACTTATGAGGGCTTAACTCAAACTATTAAAAGAGCATTCGATGAAGTAGGCATAAAAAACATTGCAATTGATGAAATTTTTCCTGCTCGAACAGGTCAATTAACTTTGGGCAAAGGTTCAGGAGTCTATAATCAAATAGTTCAGTTTATTGATCGAGACATTAATTCAAAGGAAAAGATAAAATTTGATGCTGGAGCTACTAAACGGTACAAAGCAATTATTGAAGCAAGGAAAGGGAAAAACCCAAATTGGGCAAGAGTCAATCAATTAGTTGAGAACCATAAAACAGCGATAGATAAATGGTATGCTGATAACCCTCAAGCAAAAGGCAAAGTTAAATTAACTCAATTGGACTATAATCCTAAAACACATAAATTTGCTTCCCCTACCAAAATTTATGGAAAAAATGTTATTCCATCTAAAATTTTAAAAGGTATGGAAAAGTTTCATAGAAAAACAGGTTTAAGCTTAGATGTAGGATCAACAATGACTCTAGAAAAAGCTGCAGCTGATATAAAAACGAACCCAGCTAAATTTTTAAAAAAAATGGGGTATGGAAAACATTGTAAGGCGTCTGGTGGCCGTGTTGGTTTTCAGGAAGCAGGCGCTGTCGCAGGAGAATTAACATGCGTTATGGATGACGTAAAGAAAACTAAAGCGGATATGAAATCACCAGATGTAGAAGTTAGAGCTAAAGCATTAACTAAACAAAGAAAAGCACTACAACTTGCCAATAAGCTTCCAGCAATTGGAAAGATTCTTAGAAGAGGATTACAAATGGGAACCGCAGCTCTGACTGCACCATTAAAAGCGTTAGGTTTAACTGCTCCCATTGGTTATGCGATTGAGGGAATTGTTGAAGGTGCTTTTTATGATAATGCTAGAAGAAAAGGTTATACTCATGAACAAGCTTTTGCTGAAACGTTTACACCACGATTAGCTTATGAAGGATTTCAAGGTAAAAGCACGAAAGACGTTCCATGGTACGGGGGCGCTGAAACATTATTAGAGCAAGAATTAATCGGAGATCCAAAACAAAATCCAAAAGTAGCACAATACGTTGATGCATTAAAAGAACAAGATAGAATTTATGACCTGATTGGAAAAAAAGAAGCATTAAAAGATCAACCGACAACAACGGACGAAACTCTGTTTATTCCTGGTGATTTAGATGCAGCATCTGCTGATGTTCAAGATTTAGCTAGATCAGGAGCTTATAGAAGAGTGGATCAAACTCTAAAACCTGAAAGCATGGCAGCGCAAGCTTATGAAACTGCTGTTGAAAGACAGAAAGGTAGACAAGATCAAAGAAGAAGAGAATATTTAGAAAAGTATGATCCAGGAGCTTTAAAATATGAAGAGAGAACTTTAAGTACACCCAGGCAGTTAGAAAAAAGATATGAAGCCATGGAAGAAAAATATCCAACCTATACCAGAGAACAATTAGAACAAGCTTTAGAAGCCTGGGGAGTGAACACTCCTTGGGATGCAGGTTTTGCATCTGGAGTCAAAGGTTATGACGAAATGGGAGAATGGTTAAAGACACATGACAAATATAAAGCTATGGAAGCAGGAGTTGCTAATATGGCAGGCGGAGGCATCGCAGGGATCCGTCGTCCGTGGGCCATTCCTCCTTCATCAGGACCCATGCCTCAAGGTGGAGGCTTGTCTTCTCAATACAATCGTGTTAGAAAACTCACGGGATAATATATGGCAGATATAGAAAAAGGACTCCCGAATATTAAAGATATACTTCCTGGAGGCGCAGAGGAAGTGACCGATGTTAATATTGCGGATGTTCCATTAAAAGGACCAATCGAAGTCACCTCCGAAGACGATGGGGGAGCAACCATTGATTTTGATCCAAACGCAAATTTAAATATTCCAGGAACCGAATCTCATTTTGATAACCTAGCCGATCTTTTACCCGATGATGTTATAGATCCAATTGGCAGTGATCTTCGTTTTCAGTATCAGGATAATAAAACTTCCCGAAAAGAATGGGAACAAACCTATACCCAGGGTCTAGATTTACTAGGATTCAAATACGAAAATAGAACTGAGCCCTTTCAAGGCGCGAGTGGAGCAACGCATCCTGTTTTAGCCGAAGCCGTAACTCAATTCCAAGCTACAGCTTATAAAGAACTGATGCCAGCCGATGGTCCCGTTAGAACGCAAGTTATGGGAGCACCCAACCCAGGCAAGACTCAACAGTCTGAACGGGTTAAAGATTTTATGAATTATCAAATTATGGATCGTATGAAAGAATACGAACCCGAATTTGACTCCATGTTATTCCATTTACCACTCGCAGGCTCAACCTTTAAAAAAGTTTACTACGATGATCTGTTACAACGAGCCGTATCCAAATTTGTACCCGCTGATGATGTCGTGGTCCCTTATACCGCAACTTCCCTAGCCGATGCAGAATCCATTACCCATGTCATCAAACTTCCAGAAAACGAAGTAAGAAAACAACAGGTCTCAGGATTCTATAGCGATATTGAACTGGCGAAACCTGGTGTGTTGATGCAGGACGAACTCAAAGAAAAAGAAAGAGAATTAGAAGGCACTAAACGAACAGGACGTAATCCAAATATTTATACCCTATTAGAATGCCATGTAGATTTAGATCTAGAAGGCTTCGAAGATATTGGTCCAGACGGGGAACCGACTGGTATCAAGCTGCCGTACATCGTAACCATCGATGAAAGCAGCACTAAGGTTCTTTCGATTAGAAGGAACTTTGCGCCCAATGACCCAAAGAAACAAAGAATTCAATACTTTGTCCATTTTAAATTTCTGCCTGGACTAGGATTCTATGGCTTTGGACTCATACACATGATTGGCGGATTGAGTCGTACCGCAACGGTCGCTCTCCGCCAATTACTAGATGCTGGGACACTATCGAATTTACCTGCGGGCTTTAAGCAACGTGGGGTCAGAGTAAAAGATGAAGCCTCTCCTATTCAACCAGGAGAGTTTAAAGATGTCGACGCACCTGGAGGATCATTAAAAGATGCTTTCTATCCTTTGCCTTATAAAGAACCATCAGCAACGTTATTACAGTTGATGGGGATTGTGGTTCAAGCGGGACAAAGATTTGCTGCCATATCAGAATTACAAACAGGAGAAGGTAATCAACAAGCGGCTGTCGGAACAACCATGGCGCTTTTGGAAAGAGGGTCTAAAGTGATGTCTGCGATTCATAAGAGATTGTATTTCTCTATGAAACAAGAATTTAAATTACTAGCTAAAATTATAGCAACCTATCTACCTCCTGAGTATCCTTATGATGTTGTGGGGGGTGCACGAACGATTAAACAAATAGATTTTGATGATCGAATCGATATCTTACCTGTGGCTGATCCTAATATCTTCTCGATGACGCAAAGAATTACTCTGGCGCAAACCGAATTACAATTAGCGATGTCGAATCCTAAAATGCATAATCTTTATATGTCGTATAGAAAAATGTACGAAGCCTTAGGCGTTAAGAATATTGATCAAGTTTTACCGCCTCCTGCACCGAATGCACCGAAGGATCCTTCGTTAGAAAACATTGATGCATTAGCGGGTAAACCTTTTCAAGCGTTTCCAGGTCAGGATCACCAGGCGCATATTACCGCGCACTTAAATTTTATGGCAACCAATCTGGTAAGAAACAATCCTCCTATTATGGGAGCTTTACAGAAGAATATTTTAGAACATATTAGTTTAATGGCTATGGAACAGATTCAAGTTGAGTTTAGTCAAGAAATGATGATGCTTCAACAATTGCAACAACAAGCGCCGATGAATCCTCAAGCGGCTCAACAATTACAACAGATGCAGCAAACGATAGAAGCAAGGAAAGCGGTTCTTATTGCTGAAATGACTGAAGAATTCATGAAGGAAGAAAAGAACATCACTTCCCAGTTTGACCATGATCCATTGCTTAAATTAAAAGCTAGAGAAGTGGATTTAAAAGCTATGGACCAACACCGTAAAAAAGAGTATGATGAAGCGAGAGTCGGCATTGATCAAGCTAAGTTAGTTCAAGCTAAAGACATTGCAGATGACAAATTAGAACAGAATGAGGAACTAGCTGAACTACGAGCTGACACGACGATGGATAAAGCTTATTTATCCGCAGGAGTTAAGTTGAAATCTGACGCAATAAAGCGTAAAGATGTTAAAACATTAAAAGGACCGAAAAGATAATGAGTGGAATAGGAATAGCTAAAAAGGGATTAGGGCTTCTTAAAAAGAAAATTAAGAGCGGATCTAAACTACGTAAAGGAATAAGAAAATTACCTTTTGGTAAGTTTATAGATTTTCCACTTGAAGTAGCAACAAAACAGAAAAAAGCCGCTGGAGTGGGAGCAGGAGCAGCTGTTCTTGCAGAACGCGAACGAAGTAAAAATAAAAGATAATGGCAGGTATAGGAAAAGCAATAAAAGGATTAGGACTTTTGGCTAAGAAGAAAAGACCAAGAACTAAAGCGGAAATAATTGAACGCATTAGAGGTCTAGATCCAAAAGTGTATGGAAAAGATATAGCCACTTTTGGAAGCGGAATAGAGAAGAAACAAATTAAAAAGATTTTTAATAAATAGGAGGACCCATGGCAAAAGATAAAGAACCTTTCTACAAAGGCGTTAACTTTAAACAGTTCACTAATAAGGATGGATACCTTAAAGGTGGAGTTGAAGTTAAAGTCCCTGAGGAGATTCCAACAACGAACAAAGTTGGCGGCCAACGTAGAATGAGACCAGAAAAAAAATCTGAAGTAGAGTGGTGGTAAAATTGCGCGCGACGCGCGTAAGTCCTACTTTTTGAAGGAGATATTATGGCTTGGTTTGGATTAGCGAAGATGGCCCTGCAAGCAGGAGCTAAAGTCTACGCAAATAAACAACGAACAAAAATGGCGATGTCCGATGCACAATTGATGCATGCGGAGCGGCAAGCCCGTGGTGAGGAATCTTACCAGGGCAAATTATTGGAAGCCCGACAAAACGATTATAAGGACGAATTCGTTTTGGTGATAATTTCGGCGCCGATCATTGTGCTCGCATGGGGAGTTTTTAGTGACGATGCGCAAATGATGCAGAAGGTGGAACTTTTCTTCCATCATTTTGGCTCACTGCCGATATGGTTCCAGACACTCTGGATTACCGTCGTAGCGAGCATTTTTGGAATAAAGGGTACTCAGGTCTTTAGAAATGGCGGACCTAAGGCTAAGAAATAAGTTGCCATTATTGTTTAACTATAATAAAAAGGAAACATTATGAGACAAAACGGTGTTAGAAGTAATGTAAGATTCCCATATAGCAAAGGTAAATCTGCTAAGAAGCAAACTGCTGATGATAAACTAGATGAATCTTTAGGTGAAAGACGTGGTAAAGAATCTACGAAAACCCAAAGCTTTAAATCT